CGCATCTTGCCAGGGTAATCCCTACCCTTTATACCGACTACGCCGACATCGTTTGGGGCTATTGCCCTTCGCGACGTGGGACATACGTTTTTCCAGCGATAACCACTCTCTTATGAGAAAGGTGTAGCTGGGGTATAATCCAACTGGTTGGAACGGACGGTACTTACGTGCCGTACGAGTCTGCCCAGTGTCACAGCTTGAAGTCATTACATCTTTGGGTGCGGACTCATGGTTCTTAATCAGGAACCAGAGGAGGCGCGATCTCCATCCATGTAGTCTGCGAGTTACGGCAGTGTTTACCTGTGCTTTAAAACAAAGCACATGGTATTGCCGGCTCTTGCGAGACCTCATGTGGAGTATGCCCAATTCGTATGCGCTTCGGGTGTCGATAAAGATGCCTGAACAGCTGTCCTCGTTGTACGGTACGTACAGTGGAGGGCGTTCCCGTTGAGCAATAAGCTCGCGGAGAAGCTGCCAGACATGGCCCTCGGGGACCGAACATGAGAACATTCCATTAATAAAATGATGGAAGTCTCGGTCGGACTTCGGTAGTTTGCGAACATAGAAAGGCGTGACTAGTTTTCCGTCAAGCCAATCAGTGCCGCAACTTTCCCGAAAAGGACCATCGACAAAGCTCTTCTCTTCATTTGGAATGAAGCCTAGGAACTTAAGATACTTCAGTACAGCTTTGAAGTGCTTTGAAGGAACGATTATGTCGTCTCCATAAACGGAGAGGACACTTTTCGGTCCAACTATTGCACGACAGGCTGCGTAGAAGATCAAGGTTTCGAGCGGAAAGGTAGCGCCGTTTCCCATAGAGGAAAACTTTGCATATCTTCCATCTCCGAACTTCGATGTAAAATTTGAAGCGCGGAGACTCGCAAGAAACTTAAACCAAGGGTGCGGTAGTAAGAGGCAAACCGTGTTGTAAGATAGGGTATCCGACGCCATTGATAAATCAATGGTCGCAAGATCGCCGCTTATCGAACCTTCACGAGCAAGCTCCTGATTCCGCATCTGGCTAGACAAATCGATACCCGCGTTCCTTTTCAGCCGCCCTTTGACATAACTATCAAAGGCAAGCTGGATCGGGAGTGAACCGGTTGGTTCACACGCAATGGTACGGTGAGTCTTGTAGTTCTTAGGGACCATAACTACCCGATTAGCTTCACAGCTGTCCGGTCGTATGGTGGCACCAAAATATGTGCCTAGAGCTTTAAGTAGTTTGTGACTGCGAAATGGCGCTCTCACGTGTCCTCTTAACTTCAATTGAGGTTGCGAGAGACGCCTAGGCCGGTCCTCAGTCGCTCCTCCAGTCACTCTCACGAGTGAAGGGAGTCGGTCCACGAATCTACGGTGGTCTCCAAGGATATCATAAATGATGTCTTGGGTCTTGCGCACCAGCCGCTGGGTCTCCTCGTCAAGCCTATTAGGCTGATCAGAGAAGAAATAATCCAGACGGCGGTTTGTGATACGACAGATACGTTCGGCACGCTGGAATGATTTCCAAGCAGTCCGTTCACATCTATCTGAGTCACTTAGATCAGCATTCTTCTTAAAGAAGGATTCGATCTGACGCAAAGATAACCACTCAGGTCCCCGATACTCTAGTGGGACGAGAGACGTGCAACCCGCTAACCCGGAAACACTTCGTGAACGGATGTAACCATCCATAACACGAAGAATATCTGGGCTATGAGCAAGAGAATCGCGCATAAATGCGCGAGTAAGATCAAACAACGTTTGGATGTCCATTTGGATCTCCTATTGACTAAAGTGAACGCTTGTTTAAGCGTCGTTAGCAAAATCTTCTGAAGGTAGACTATTAAGTCAGCCATCCAGCGGATCCTACTGACACGCCGAACTCATCTCCTGCAATAATATCGCGGAAGATAGCGAGTACAGCGTCACGGTCTGAAGTTTGACCTTGCAACGGCATGCGCACTGTGGCATACATTGCTACTTTCTGAGCAATGATGTTACCATCATCGTCTTCAGTTGCGTGCACTACTGAAAAGGAGTACTCTGCAACCCCGTCAAGGGTCGTAGGAATCTTCCGCTTCTCGATTACAAGCTTAGGCTTGGTCATCGTGTGGCCAGTAGTGTACGACGTACGGCTATTTCCGTTCTCGGAATAGCTGTTGAGGGCTGTTGATTGTGCAGCCATAGTTAACCTCCTAGGTTATCTCATTTGCTGGACGATCGCAATTAAATCCAATATTTTATAAGGATTTAGTTTCATGCGAAAGCCAGGTATACGAGGAACAGATGCAGGATCCCGTGTCTTAGCTACCATGTCCACCTCTAGTGTCCCGGAGATACCCCCACTGACTTCACGTTCGTTCCAACTGGAACTAGTGATTTCAATTGTGTGGGCCTCTGCGACACGTTTAAGAGTGTACTTGTAGCTTACGGAAGAGCGACTTTCCTTCACGTTACCGAGATTGGCCAAATTCGATATGGCAGAGCCTATCGAAAAGAACCAATCTACTATGAACGAGAAGGGGATTAGCTCCCACGCTGTCTGGATAGGTGACGAATTTATTGCGTCAACCTGAGCCAAGGCCGTAAATCTTGCGGCCCCTTCGAGTGTCCACGAATCAGAAACAGTAATGGTCGAACGCCAATTACCCGCTTGCGAGTAAACGTCGTACGAACTATCATTACTAACTGATGCTGTGGCTCTCTTGGACAGGATCTTGAGACCAGAAACCGCATTCAGAGCTTGAGAAATGTTCTCTACATCGTAGGCAAGTATTCGCCAACCATACCTAAATTCTAGGTATGTTCGGCATGCGTCGTTGACTGAAAGATTCAGCTTCCGAGCCTTGCGATACAACTTGAGAGCACGTCCTAATGCTCCGCGAACCAAACCCCAAGTTTTACCTAGCTCTGCGACAGTAGTGAGGGCATCAAAGCCATCAAATACGTTAGCAGCAGCATCAGTAAGGTAAGGGTCCATTTCGATCGACAACGGGCAGTCCTGATATACAGGAAGAAACAGATAGCCAGGGAATATGGTGCCATTAAAGCCCCATGATGCCCCAGTATTGTCTGTGAAGCCCGTTGATCCGTGGGACACTTCAGCCGCATACTCTACATTTCTGTAGCGATTGTGCGGTAGAAGTCCCCCGTTAGAAACGATCTTATGGAAGTTCTTCGTGACATCGCCGGAATAACTCCCGCCATGGAACGAAGTGGCTAAATTGACAGTTTCGGCCCATGGAGGGTCGTCGCTATCAAAAGCTGATATGTCTTCATAGACAATACCAGTATCGCCAAACGATTTGGTTTTATCAAAAGGTTTCATTGCATAGTTCTCGTGAGTGAGCCGAATTATTTCGCGTATAGAAAACAAACTACACGGATTCCCCCAGAATGGGG